GATTTGCCATTATAGCTAATCCAGAACTGATTGATGCATCGTGCTTTGTTCGGTCATTAATATCAAATTTAGCCCAGTCCTCAAGCGTTCTAATGAATGGCATAGTGCCTATCTCATCCGCTGGTCGGTAGGTAGATGTCATATCAAACCCAATGAACTTCTCAATGTACGACTCAATAGCTGATGCGTGTGCCTGCTTCACTTCTTCACTTGAGTTAGGTATGCCACCCAACTCACGCTCTGTCTTGCTCAACTTGTTCAACACCCTATCAGGTCTGTTCAATGAGAACGCTCTATAGCCCCTGTTCTTAAAGTGGTACAGTATACGTGCCTTGTTATTCTCCGCAAGCATTGGCATCCCATAGAACACACAGGCCATCAACACATCTTCAAAGAATATCTCAGCAGTCTGTGGTCTAGCAATGTACTCTAAGAAGAACTGGTTCGCAGGAGCATCGTCCATGTGGTACTTAGTCATACCATGCAACGCACCATTAGATCCTCTCCCACCTACTACGGCAGAGATATCGTATGGGTCACAGCCAAATGAGCCAAGGTGCTCGTTGCCAGGATACTTCATTCCATTCCTAGTTATCACATTGTTCTGCATGTTGGTAGGAGGGACCCAACTAATTAAGAACCTGCCACGCTGGTCAGGTGTCCATATAACCTTGCCATCCTTCTCACCATCCTTCCAATGAAAGGACCCACGTGTGACCATCTGCCCCTCAATCATTGAGTCATTATAGTCTATCTGCTGATAGATTTTAGTTAAGTTAAAGATAGATGACTTGCTCTCGTCCCTGAACGCATGGCTCTCCGTTCGAGGGAACTGCCGATAGAACTCGTTGAGTGCATCGGCATCATTCTTTAATGAGTCCACCTCAGCCTCCCAATAGTCTATGGCACCATTACGTATCATCTGGTTGTCAACACCAAGGATAGGAGCAGAAGGCTTTCTAAGTACAGGCATGCCATATCTATCAATGAATCCCTCCATGTTCCACTCCATCGGTATAAACAATGAGTATAGGCCGCTCTTAGTTTGTCCATTTGCATTTCTAGTTAATACATTTGAGTCATCGTATAGTTTCTTATAGTTGTCTCCACCCTTGCTCAACGCATTCGATGTAGACCCCATCATGCACTTGCCAATAATCTTACTACCCACCCTGAGACAGGTCTTAGTTACTCGCCAGTTGTTGAGAATATTATTTGGCTTAGTCCACTTAGCACTATTCATACTTATCGTAAAGTCAGATAAAATAAGCTTACGCTCGTCATCATTATCTGCATCTACTTGTATACCAACGTACTCGCCTTTATCTAGATACTCAACAGATACCTTATTCCTTCTTCCCGTAGAAATAGGATTATAACCTTCAAATGATTTCTTTTCAGTTATTAATGGAATCCTAGAAAGTTCTCCAGATAAACTTATCCTGTATACTTCTGTATTAAAATTTGACTTATAATTCTTTACATTACTGCAACTTATTCCACAAGAAAGAGCTAACATTCTAATCTGTTCGATTAAATCTTTTTTACTCATTCCTATTGAAATCATATTCTTCTTCTTATCTGAGTATCCATCAGTCTCAATAATCCCAGCAAGAAGTTGAAGTCTAGATTCAATAGACGACTTCATGTACTGATCAGGAATATGCTTGTTATTGTATACACCAATCTTTCTAAGTTCTGAATTAATTCCTTTAAATCTAAACTCTACTATTTTATCAGATGTACTTTTCTTAAAATCAAAATCAATACCTTTCATTTCAGCAATCCTTCCTAGGTAATGCAATATTTCAGGCTCCTCTTCTTTGTTTACAAGTATAGTAAACTCTTGTTTTCTACCATCTCCAAGCCACAGTCCTAACAGATATGGCGGTATGCCATCATAGTTATCTGCCATTTCAATACCCTTTGATGTAACTCTTGTTAGATGTTGCTTCACAAACTTTGATTTAGACATGTACTCCTCTGGAGTCATTATCACCTCTTCATGTCGATGAGCATTATTTCTAGAATTAAACATGTACCGATTGAATACAAGTCTATGGTTTTTTGTAACGATGTAGTCTTCTCCGTAAGGCTGCTTAACTAAGTATCGGTCTGTTACACCATCAACTCGCTTCATAACTGTCTTTATCTTTCCTCCTTCAACCATTACTTTGTCACCAACATTAATATCCCTTATTGGTTTAAACGTAAAGTCAGCCATCAACAGATTGGTATCTGGAGCATAGCATTCATCATGTGCCAAGAATAATAACTTCTCACCATCGTAAGAGTTCTCCTCAGTGTTCTTCCAGTCAATGGTGGTGTCAAGACCAATCACCTCAGTGTCAGAGGCATTGGCCATATTCTTCTTAGTAATCTTAGATGCAGGTACACGGTACGCAAGCTCAGTCTTTGGCTTGTCCATACCATCCATGATAGGTCTGAAGAAGAATGGTAGCCTACTATTTATTGGGACCACCTTGTCAGTGAACATCTTCTTAGCATCAGCACCTGTCTTAGATAGGATACCAACACGAGAGTCACGAGCAAGAGTGGCTATGTTCACGCACTCAGATGATGACATGAATGAGAACCCTGAGCGTCTAATCTTTAGGTATATCATACCAAATGCTCTAGTGTCTGCTCTGCATGCCTCCCAGAAGATAAAGAATATGCGGTTAGCCTCACGGTAGTCTGCGTATCCAACGTCAATGCTAGACCACTGCAAGTACATGTAGTGAGACCCTGTGATGTATGTTGGCTCACCATTGTTCATGAACCACATTCCATCCTCACGCCTATCAAACTCTGTCTCAATGTAGTCCACCCACCTGTCCTTAAACTCAGCAGGCATCTCGTTCCAGTGAAAGATTGACTGTATCTTTGATAACTCTTTTGGCAAATCTTGCCTCTCCCAGTACTGATCCCTGATGTTCTTACTCCTTGAAAAGCAATCTTTAGGTGCCTTAGGCAGGGCAATATTCAGCCCTGAGATATTTATGATATCACCTATCTCTCCAGTCCTAGATATGACCACCATGTCGTACTGCTCATTGTAGCCGTACATCCATGTCCTCCCACTATTCTTTTTATTTAAAGAGTTCTGGGGGACGTGATCCTTAACGATTCGATATAGACCTTCGCTCTGCAAATCCTTGTTTGGTTTCTGTTCTGTTCACTCCCTTGTCCAACATCTCAAGAGCTTCACGCTCAGCCTCTATTCTGTTGAGAATCTCAAACGCATCAAAGATGGCTAACTTCTTTGTCGCTGCGGCATTCTTTAATCTGTCAGCAGACAACTCATCGTCATCCTCATGCTTAATGATGGCCTCCTTGGCAACCTTAATTAGTTGCTCTACAGCCTGATGCCCTGCCTCAATTATCTTTAACTTAATTTCTTTAGGGTCTCTCATAGTTTGATAGTTATCTGATGGTCAAACATCCTATACAACTTCTCCCCATCCACATCAAACTCATACTCACTGTCTGGCTTGAAGCATACCTTGTCACCTGCACGAATACCTTGAGATAGGAGATAGGCATTAGGGTACACCATCTCACCCATGAGGGGCTCATGAGTGAATGGCTTCTTAATGTACGACTCAATTGCTGGGATAGGTTTAACAAAGCAGTAGCGGTCATATGTATACCAAATATCGCCTCTGCGATATAGGTAGAACTGGTCAGGCTCAATGAAAAACTTATCGTCTCTAAAAAATGACCGACCACTCTTACGTCTACCTCTAATGTCATTGTAGAACTTAAATGCATTGTGGTGTACCAATAGAGTATCACCCTGCTGCACAGGACCATCGTATCCATAGGGCACCTCAATCACCTCAGCATATCTGTTGGAGAACTTGTGGTCTTCCTCTGATGTGTTGACAATGAACTCAATGCCACCAATATCCTTGGTGTTATTGTATCGCTCACCATTTATTGGCTTCACGATAAAATCAAATGGGGACTGCATTAGTAGTTTATATTGTATTCAATTGCAACAGGCATAGTGTAGTTGAACTCCTTCCAGAGAACTACCTCCTGCTTCTCGTTGATAATATAAATTCTAATGGCCCCTGTGTCTATGGTAAACTTAATGAGATGAATCTCATGACTATCTCCAAGTACCTTCTGCCCTACGATGTAGTGCATGGAGCTACCCTTATAGTCTGGTCCTACTGATATTTTTCTTATGTCCATTAGATTAAATTTTATTGAGTAGAATTAAGGAGTATATACTATCCCTAGATTTCCTGTTCCTGTGATTCTATATACACGTCCAACAGCAAGTCCTGCTGCAATAGCCGCTGCATTGTTAGCGTACACAGGCACACTTGGTAGAGGCATAGATAGAATGCTTCCGATGGTAAAGTTCTTAGTCTTGTTGCTGTCCTCAGCATCAGTACCAATAAGTTTGTCGTTATACGAGACGCTTCCGTCTGTAGAATATGAACTAATAGTTGCCATTTTATTCAGCGGTTATAGGTTGAGGATCTGGAGGAACTGGTGGTACATAGTCACCTGTGATGGTAAGGTTCAGTTGACCTGCAACCCAATCATAGGCATAATCATTTGTCTGCCATGCTTGATAGTCCTCTCCAGTCATAGTAAGATTCCCTTGAGCAAGTTGCTGTTGAGCATCACTCAATATAGAATAGTAAAATGTTCCTGAAGTACTTAAATTGTCATTAATGCAATATGCATTTAGAATAGTTCCTTCATCTTGGGTTCCATTTACCCAAATGAAAATTGGCTCAATTGTTTTCATCGTTATTTTGTTTAAGCGTAAATATAGATAGTTTTATTTTTTCTTGCTCCTGATAAATATCTTGCCATATTCCTATGATTTAAACCATACAAGTCAGTAAGTTCTTTTAAGCAATAGTAAAAAACTCCTGATTGAGTATCTAGTACTAGTCTAGCCTTATTTGATTTATCTCCTTTCTGAGCATCAGACATTTTTTTTCTTGATTCAAGAGATGCTTTTCTTCCATAGTTTGAATTTTCTTTTCCCCTCTTGTAGCTATTAGCTCTCAAAATCTTCATTCTTTCAATGGTCTCCTTAGAATACTTATGTCCTTTTGAGCTCACTGCATTCTTATTAAGAT